ACCAAGACGTGATGCTGTACCCGGCGCTGCTTCAGTGCATGCCGTCGTGGCGTCGAGGCTCGCAGGGTAGCGTGGGCTCGTGCGTTGGCTGGGGCGCAAGCCTGGCCGTGGACGTGCTGGCAGCCTGCGACATTCATTGGCGGAAAGAGCCAGAAGCGTGGAACGGCCGCACGATCGAGGCGAGCCTATACGGGTTCAGCCGGGTCGAGGCTCGCGGGCAGAAGTCGAACAATGGCGGCGATGGCAGCACAGGATTCCACGCAGCCAAGAGCATCCGCGACTATGGTGCCCTGCACTACGGCGTGGACTACGGGGGCACTGTGTTCGACAAGCACAGCAGCCAACGGGAACGCGATTGGGGCCGCAACGGCGTGCCCGACGGGCTCGAGCGATTCTCCAAGGAACGGCGGTGCTCTGAGACAACGCTGGCCACGTCGTTTGTGGAGGCGGCGAAAGCCATCAGCAACGGCTACCCGGTTGTCGTGTGCAGCGGCCAGGGCTTCAGCATGAGCCGAGACGCTGACGGCTTCTGCAAGCCGGGTGGCGTTTGGTGGCACGCGATGTGCTTCATTGGCGTGCGGTTTGGCAAGCGTCCTGGCCTGCTCTGTGCCAACTCGTGGGGAGACAGCAACACGGTGGGAAAGCACTTCCCCGAGACGATGCCGGATGTCGTCCGTAAGTGCTCATTCTGGGTCGATGCCGAAGTTGCCACCAAGATGCTCAGCGGCCGTGATTCCTACGTCTATGCCGGGTACAGCGGATTTAAGCCAACGGCGATGCCTGACAACTGGCTGCGAGGTGTGCTGTGAGATTTCTGCTCTGCCTCGTTGTCGTGCTGATTGGATGCGTGGCCACCCTACCCGACGACCACGGCGTATCCGCTGACATGGCCTGCGAGACAGCCCGCATGGTGACGCAGCTGCGGCACGAGATCGCACCGACGCCGGCCAGCGACAAGTGCGACAACTGCGTTGATGGCTTCATCGGTGACGGGAAAATCAAGATCACCTGCCCTGTCTGCAAAGGAACGGGCAAGAAATGACACGCGACCAACTCGTTGCCGACGTGTGGGACTCGCTGCCGATGCGTAAGCATCTGATTGGCCGTGAGCGTGTTGGCCGCATTGTCGAGCGGGCGCTCAAGGAGTGGCCCATTCCAGTGCTGTATCAGTGCGACGCTCAGCAGACTGAGGTGGTCGCCAAACACTTCGCACGGCGTCTTGAACGCCAGGAGCGTGAGTACGGTATGGGGTTTCTGGCCAGCATCATCCTGGCGGCCATCATCAGCGAGATCGTCAAGAAAATCGTGCAGCGGTGGCTGGATAATCGTGGCGAGATGCTGGAGGCCATGCAGTGACCGACCAAGCGAAAGAGACGCTTTACAGCATTATGGAGCGGTGGGGATTTCCCACTTTGGTCGCAATTGCTTGCGGATGGGTGCTTCGCGCCGATGTTTTGCTGCCTCTTGTTGAGGAGCACAGGGCCTTTGTGAAGTCATTGAGCGAGACGCAGCGTGAGATCAGCAAGGCAGTGAGCGAGCAGACACGGTTGCTGTATGCCCTACAGCCTCGAGCAACGGAACAGCAGGAGAACTAAGCCATGGCGATGAGCCCAAAACTATTGAGGCCGCGAGCCACGGGATTTAACCCGAAGAGCATCAGCGGCCTCGCCCTCTGGCTTGACGCAAAAAAGTCAGCCTCTGTCCTCAACTCAATCTCGCCAGACACTGCCGCGACCAACGGGCAGACCGTTCGACGATGGATGGATCAGAGCGGAAACTCAAGCCACGCCGATCAAGGTTCTGGCACATCGCAGCCAACCTATACGCTGCCGACTGCGTTGGATTTCGACGGCACAAACGACACGCTGGAGATCGCGAAAGACATCAGCCGGAACAGGGGCTGTATAACCATTTTTGTGGTGTTCACGGCCGATGCCGTAACGTCATCTAATCGGTGGCTTGTCGCTATGACAACTGCGCCGGGCAACGTGCGTACTGGACTCTCTTTGTCACCCGCAGGACAGATATCATTGTCTTGCAGGCGAGTTGATGGCGGCACTTTTGCAGGGATTACAGGGTCAACCATCTCTGTCGCAACTAAGTATGTGGTTACCGCGCAGGCAAACTACGCGGGCCAGTCGGCAAGTGTTCGCGCCAACGGTACTTCTGTTGGATCAAGTAGTTCGTTTCTGGACGGCGGCAACACTTCGGATACGGATTCCTTGTACGCACATATAGGATCGCTCGCAGCGTCTCAGTTCTTTGACGGCACAATATCTGAGGTGCTGATCTACAACGGGGCGGCATTATCTGCTTCTCAAGTTTCTGTCGTTGAGAAATGGCTAGGAACGAAGCACAGCGTGGCGGTGGCATGAGATACTTCCGAGCAACTGCTGAAGTCGCAGAAGCAGTGCGGCAGCAAGTCGCAGAAGCACTCGGCCAGCCAAACGGAATGGCTAACGAACCTTGGCGGGCAGGCGGCGACTTCACAACTGCGGGCCTGGCCTATGTCTCTGTCGGTCCGCATCACACGCAAGACGAGTTTTGGCAGGCACTGCTTGGCGTGGTTGTGACGGCAGGCGTGGAAGAAGTCGATGAGGAGCAATACCTGGCCGCTCGGGCTTCACAAGAACAAAGCCAGAGTCCCCTAGCCCTGTGAGCTAGGGCACTGCAAGAGTTGCCGCAGATTCCCGTACAGTAACCACACCCAGGAGCTACCCATGGCCGACAACATTCTGAGCCGGAAGAACCGTGACATTGACATCACCCTGCACACGGCCACGGCATCAGCTACCACGCTTGATATGCGTGACGTTGCTGGTGCTGTCGTGTCGTTCGGCACGATGAGCACGAACGCTAGCACGCTCCAGATGTGGGTTGGCACCAGCACGGCCGGAACCTTCCGCCGACTCTACAAGCCAGACGGCAGCGTGGCGGACCTCACCCTGTCAGCCTCGAGTACGGACGGGCGAGCGTATGCCCTGCCCGATGAGGTGTTTGGCGTTGAGTACCTCAAGATCGTCTCGGCCACGACCAACAGCACGGGCACCGCTGGCGTGGTGATGCTGAAGAGCTGACGTGCCTACCAAGATACCGAGCCATAGGCCGCTGCGTCTTGGCCCTCGCATGCGAGAGGCCAGGCCCAACGCGGCAGCCCGTGGCTATTGCTCAGTCGCCCACAAGGCGTGGAGGCAAGCGGTGCTGAACCGATGCCACTGGCAATGCGTTGATTGCGGCCGTGTGGCCTATGGCCGTGACATGCACGCCGATCACGTAGTGCCAGTGAGCGTGGCCCCTGACCTGCGGTATGACGTGACGAACGGTGCTGCCCGGTGTGTGTCGTGCCACAGCCGGAAGACGAACGCGGAGCGGCAGAGGGGGGGCGGTTCGGATCCCTACCCCCCCGTCTGAGGAAAACCAGAAGTGCCTGCTTCTGTACGCGGGGCCGAAATTGGGAGTTTGAACATGGGCAAGGGCCGCAAGCCGACGCCTAAGCCGCTGCTTAAGCTTCGCGGCGCTCGGGTTAGGGGGCCGCACAAGTCAGGCATCGACGCGGTTCCGGGCATCCCGCCTGCTCCGCACTGGCTCTCGGATCTCGCCCGCGAGGAGTGGGAGCGGATCGTTCCCATGCTCGAGGCGTCCAAGGTCATGAGCCCGCGACACCAGCAGACCCTGGCCGCTTACTGCGATTCGCTTGCGGACATGATTGAGGCAGACCGTGAGCTCAAGGCCAACGGGGCCACGTTTATGGACGATAAGGGTAGGGTAAGCAATCACCCGGCGTGGACCCGAAAGCGGGACAGTCGCAATCAGATGCTCAAGTTCGCGGCCGAGTTCGGCCTAACAGCGTCTGCCCTGGCCCGTGTCTCGGCGGTAGAGAATGGCCCGCAAGCAGACGAAGAAGACGCCCGAATGTTCGCTTGAGCACCCGTGCGAAAAGTGCTCCTCGTGTCTGGCGGTGCGTTTCTTCCACAAGCACCTCACGCACGCCAAGGGCGAGCTCGGCGGCAAGCCTTTCACGCTTGAGCCGTGGCAGCAGGACTACGTGCGAAAGCTCTTCGCCACTGAGGGCGACGTGCGAAAAGTCCGCACCAGCCTGCTGGCGATTCCGCGCAAAAATGGCAAGAGCAGCCTATGTGCGGGAATCGCCCTGAAGCTGCTGATGGAGAACGAGCCCGGCTGTGAAGTCTATTCCTGCGCAGCCTCACGCGATCAGGCCCGGCTCGTTTTTGACATGGCCCGCGTCTACGTCGAGCAGTCGCCTGTCCTGCGTCAGCATCTCAAGGTGTACCGAAACGCCATCGTGCGAGAGGCAACGCACGGAACCTACAAGGCGTTGAGTGCAGAGGCTGGTATTCAACACGGGCTCTCGGCACATGGTGTGATTTTCGATGAGCTCCACGTTTCTAACCGCGAGATGTGGGAAGTCATGCTCAGCAGCCAAGGTGCTCGGCGTCAGCCACTCACGGTGGCGCTCACTACGGCAGGATTTGACCGCAAAAGCGTCTGCTGGGAAATCTGGAAATACGCCGAAGCTGTGGCCGCCGGCACGGTAAAAGACGAGACGTTTCTGCCGGCCATCTATGCCGCACCGATTGAGGCCGATTGGAAGGACGAGAAAACGTGGGAGCGGGCCAACCCCAACCTAGGCGTCTCGGTGCGTCTCGACTTCCTGCGGAGCGAATGCGCTCGAGCGGTTGAGATGCCAACGTATGAGAACACTTTCCGGCAGCTGTACTTGAACCAGTGGACAGAGCAAAGCACAAGGTGGCTGCGGATGGATCACTGGGCCCAAGGCGACAAGCCGTGCCCCGTTGATCTGGCCGGCCGAGAGTGCTGGGCCGGGCTGGACTTGGCCACCACTTTTGACACCACAGCCCTGGTGCTGCTCTTCCCGCTCGATGACGGCACGTTTTGGATAGAGCCGCACTTCTGGATACCGAGCGACAACGCCCACCAGCGAGAGCGACGCGACAAAGTGCCATACCTGACGTGGCATCGGCAGGGGTATCTGAACATGACTGATGGCAACGTCACCGACTTTGATCAGGTGCGTTCAGACATCAATGCCATAGCCAGTAAGTACAAGGTCTGCGGCATCGGCCTGGACCCGTGGAACTCCGCGCAACTCGGCCAACAACTGCAAGGCGACGGGCTTCCCATGTCAGACTTTCGACAGGGCTACGGATCCTTATCCGCGCCCTCGAAGCAACTAGAAAACTGGTGCGTGTCTGGAAAACTGATACACGGAGCGCACCCCGTCCTCAGCTGGCAGGCCGCCAACG